TTATTTAAGATGAAAGATAATACGGACTTTGTAGAAGGTCATGACTTCCCTAATGGTTGGTTAGCGGAACGTATAGCAGGCCCAACACGACTATACTTATTAAGGATGGATGAATAATGACGTTTATAATTATAGTAACAGTATTACTTGTAACAGGCATTGCAATCGCAGGTTATTATAGTAACTTTGAAGATGAAGATTAACTAAGGGGGTAACATATGTCTAGAGTTGTATTTGATATTGAAACAAATGGCCTTGAGCCTACTTGTGTATGGGTCATTTGTGTATCAGATATTGACTCAGGCATTAAGCAAGTGTTCACTAGTACGCAGTGGGCAGAATTTAACGCCTACATAAGGACAGTAGATGAAGTTATAGGACATAACATAATTGGTTATGACATCCCAGCGTGTGAGAAGCTACTAAAGACAGACTTTAGCGGCCTAAAGGTCACAGACACTTTAGTTATGTCTAGACTAGCAAATCCACAAAGGGATGGGCATTCACTTAAATGGTGGGGAGAGCAACTTGGATATCCTAAAGGCGACCATGATGATTGGTCACAGTATTCGGCAGAAATGTTGTCTTATTGCAAGCAAGACGTTAGCATCAATGAACAAGTATACACAGCACTCGTATCCGAGCTTGATAGTTTTGGAAACGAAAGCATCATACTTGAACATGAAGTACAGAATATTATTCAACAGCAAATTCGGAACGGGTGGCTCTTAGACTTACATAAGGCCACTGACCTAGTAGCAGAGCTTAAGGAAGAATCTTACAATCTAGAAGAGGAGGTGCAGAGAGTCTTTAAGCCGTTACCTACATTCATTAAGGAGGTATCACCTAAGATCAAGAAGGATGGTTCAACTAGTATCGTAGGCCTTAAGTTCCTAGGTGATCGATGGACAGAAGTAGGTGGGCCATTCTCACGTATTGACTGGCCTATCTTCAACCTAGGTTCACGCCAGCAGATAGGGCGTTACTTAAAGCACTTTGGTTGGAGTCCTAAGGAGTTTACAGAGACAGGTCATGCGATAGTATCAGAGGAGATACTTAAGGCAGTGAAGGGCATCCCTGAGGCCTCTCTGATAGCTTCTTACCTATTAGTTGGCAAGCGTGTTGCTCAGGTGTCCAGTTGGATACTTGCTGTAGATGATGACGGAAGAGTTAGAGGCTACGTAAATACTAATGGAGCCGTCACTGGACGTATGACTCATAGCAAGCCTAATTTGGCCCAAGTGCCTAGCTCTGGTAGCCTGTACGGGCCTGAGTGTAGAGCTTGCTGGATTGTACCTAAGGGTTACAAGCTGGTTGGTATAGACGCTTCTGGCCTCGAATTACGGATGCTTGCCCACTACATGAAGGATGATGAATACATTACTGAATTACTTAGTGGTGACATTCATACAGCTAACATGAAAGCAGCAGGCCTAATGACGAGAGGGGAGGCGAAGACTTTCATATACGCTTATTTGTATGGCGCAGGTGACGAGAAGATAGGAGCAATTGCAGGAGGTGGACGTAAGAAGGGTAAGCAGCTTAAGGCTAGCTTCTTGGCTGCAACACCTGCACTAGTGGAGCTAAAGGCTAATGTTGCACAGGCAGCAGCTAGGGGTTACGTGGTTGGCTTGGATAAACGGAAGGTGTTTATTAGGTCAGAACATGCGGCACTTAATTCACTTTTGCAATCTGCAGGGGCGCTAGTTATGAAGCAGGCATTGGTTATCTTAGATGACTATGCTACACGTTGGAAACTTGACTATAAGTTTGTGGGTAATATCCATGATGAATTTCAAGTAGAAGTAAGAGAAGATCATGCCGAAAGGTTTGGTTCATTGGCAGCCTCTTGTATAGAAGCTGCAGGTATCCACTTTAAACTCAGGTGCCCTTTGGCAGGAGAGTTTAACATAGGCAACAATTGGGCAGAAACCCACTAGGAGTAGTTATGAACGAGCAACAATTAACACCACGGCAGATCAGTAATGCAAAGCACAATCCGATCAATAACCCAATTAACAATTGCAAGCGTATGTATGTCAATGGTAAGTATGTGCCTAAGGCCCATCCATTGTGGAAGACAGGGCGCTATAGCTCATTCACAGATGCAGCGTTTAGTACCTTCACTAACTACAGTCAGTCTACTAAAGGTGATGTCTACTTAATTACTAACGCAGCGTGGCCTGAGTGGGTGAAGGTTGGTAAAGCGGGTGACGCTACTGATAGGCTTAAGGGATATCAAACTAGTGACCCTTTCCGCGCATATCAACTACACCACACTGTGTCAATGGAGAATCGACACACAGGTGAAGTAAAGGCACATAAGGCACTTCAAGTCTTAAGTCAAGATCATAAGAATGAGTGGTTTAAGGTTGACTTAGCTACAGCAGTGCGTTGCATTGAGTCTATCAATGAGTAAGCAAAGCAAAGGCAAGCCCTTTGAGAAATGCTTTGTTGATGCCGACTCAATCATCTATCGTATAGCGTTGACCACGACCACAATAGCCCAAGGTAAGAAGTATTACGAGAAAGCTATTGAGGACATCCAGTGGGATACCTGCAGTGATGAAATCTTTGTTGCTGTTAAAGGTGTTGGTAACTTTAGATATAATGTTGCTGAGGACTACAAAGGTCAGCGGTTAACTGATAAAGCTAAGGCTGCCATTGACCCTAAGGTTGGTAAGAGGCGCGTAGCGTTAACTAAGTTTGCATGGAAGCTAGGCCACTTTAAGTCTGATAACTGTGAAGCTGATGATGTTGTATCTATATGGGCACAAGAGGCCAAAGACGCTGGTGTGCATTATGTCATAGCTCATATTGATAAAGACATAAACATGGTGGAAGGTTGGCATTATAACTTTGATCAACGTAAGAAGCTCTTGTATTATGTCAGTGAGCATGAAGGTTGGTACAACATGTGCAGTCAGATGTTACAAGGTGATAAGGCTACGGATAACATTCAAGGCATCAAAGGTATTGGTAAGGTTAAGGCTGCAAAGCTCTTACAGGACGTACCTACAGATGATCTATATAAGGTTGTTACCAAGGCTTGGCAAAAGGCTCACCCTGACGACTGGAAGGAACTGATGGAAGTCTGTTGGAACCTGATCTACATGCGTAGAGACTGGAACGGCTTTAGACGTATGAAACTTGAGGAGGTATTTGGTGATGAATGATGGTAGCCTGTTTTGGATGGACACTGAGAAATCCCCATGGAAATGTTACATGTTCGGTGGCACACCCGCTAGCCAAGGTCTTATATGGATACCTAACAAAGGTTGTGAACCTAACTGGTTTTGGCGTAAGATGCAGTGGCTGATCTTAGGTAACTTATGGATAAAGGATGATAGTGATGACAGCTAAGATAAAGTTTAGATCAGGACTAGAGAGTGCATTTTATGATGCCGTAGGTACGGAAGACTTTATGTATGAACCTTACCGCATACCTTATATCATAAAGAAGAAGTATGTGCCTGACTTCATTGATAAGCGCACTGGAGCCATGATAGAAACCAAGGGCTTCTTTAGGGTTGGTGACACACAGAAGTACAAGGCTATCCGTGATGAAATAGATAGACCTTTGATCTTTGTGTTCACTGACTCCAACAAGCGTCTACGTAAGGGCGCTAAGATGAACCTAGGGCAGTGGTGTGAGAAGGAAGGGCTACAACACTTCACAATGAAGACTGTTGATAAGCTGCTGGAGCATCTAGCTACATTACCTACAAGAGTAGAGGAATAATTATGACGTATGAAGAACTAAAGGAACAGATACTAAAGAACTATGATGTTGATATGCTATGTGAAATCTTAGACATAACAGCAGAGTCACTAGTTGATAGGTACGAAGATCAGGTCATGAAGAATATGAGTTTATTTGAGGAGGCTATGAATGTCAGATAATGGTATAAAGAAGACTTGGGGTATAGATGCAGCGTTTAATTCAAAGCCTGACTACCAAGGTATCTACACTGAACCTGAGACAGGAAACGCACTAGAGTCACAAGTAGGCGGCGATCACTATAAGAACCAAGGTATACAACCTTTTGAGATAACCTATAAAAACTTTGGCTATGAAGGTCTGCAGGCAGCAGTGTACACCAAGGTAAATAAGTATCTCAC